GAGAGTCACCTCCTGTGACTCCCACCGCCCTAGGGTAGCTATTGGTACGCTACCTTGATCTGGGTATAACAACCCCTTCTAACTTTGGAGTGCCTATGTCGAAGTCTACTTCTCGATCGTTCAAGTGTAATAGGAGAATGGTATGTGGGAAGAGTCCCGCTGATCTTTGCGGTATTTCTTCGAACATCCCAACCTTCGAATCATGGAATGACAGTACCACTTCAGGAGAAAATCCTCAGTGGCGCCGCCAAATCATGAACGGAGCTTCTGCTACTACTGATTTCGATGGTTTTATCCGCGAAATCCGAGCGACGAGGGGGGATGAAGTCCTGATTCAGAATCTTGATCAGACAAACGGTCCTTGCTATGCCTATGTTAGGTATAGTGGGACTTTGATGCCTGTCAGCTCTGAGCCTGGTATCGCCGTAGACAAGACCTCCGTACTCAACGACGCAAAAAGGTTTTTCATTCAGCGCGCTAAAGCGAAGGTATCCCCTCTCGAGGGGTTAACGACTCTTGGCGAGCTTGTGAAAACCTTGCATATGATCAGAAATCCAGCCAAATCCTTACGTTCTCTCGTCGATGACTACTTCAACTCACTAAAGAAAGTGAGCCGTAAGTTATCGCCTCGAGCCCGTAGGAAGAAACTGGTCGACACATACCTAGAAGCCACTTACGGTTGGCAGCCCTTAATTGCTGACGTCCGTGATGGCCTCTCGGCTCTCAACCGTTACCATGAACGTCGTCCCTTCGAAATCGCGAGGGTCGTCGGTTGTGGTAAAGGTGAGACTTCCAAATTTTATCCCAATCGTACGGTCAGCTCTACCTTTCTTGTGATTAATTTCACAACTGAGGTGCGCCAATCTACGACGTATAAAGTTGGAGGAGGTGTCAAGTTGCAGAGTATGGGCTCTCCTCGCGGAAATCTTGAAACCTTCGGCCTTTTGCCTAAGAATTTCCTGCCTACCGCTTGGGAACTCATACCCTACTCCTTTCTGGTCGATTATTTTACTAATATTAGTACGATAATCGATGCCTGGTCATTTATCAATGGGAACTTAGCTTGGGCGTACAAAACTGAACGCTCTGAGATTCGTACCCATAACAAGTTTGCCGGCCTTTCGGTCGACTCACCTGGAAAAATAGCCAGTTTTAACGTCGGTGACACGGTTTGGGTTGAACGCACGGTCCAGCGTCGTAACCTCAGCTCGCTAATCCCTAATTTTGGGTTTCGCTTGCCGGGTTTCGGCTCTAGAAAAGCGCTCAATATAGCAGCCCTAGTTCATCAGGGTTACGTCCCCAGACCTTACTATTGAGCTTGTTTAACTCGAGGTGCCCTATGGACAATGCGCAGCTGAAGGAAGTCTACTCCACAACCCTTCGCGGTCTTGAAAAGATCGCGTTGCAATCTGACATACCCTTCGTGGATGTGTCTGATGAGGAATTGGCAGCAATGCCTCTTCCGGATGTTGAGCGACGTGTCCGACAACTACAAAGTGTTCTAAGGACCCCACGGGGTTAATTAACAAGCTCACAACCCTTCCTTGGAGTGTTTATAACTATGTATAGCTTAACCTCACCAGTAACCGGTGCGGCGCAGACTGGTTTCACCAGTCCTACCTACACTGTTGCTGCCGATACGGCTCCAGATACAAACGGCAAACAGCATGCTGTTACCGCTTTAGGCGGTACACAGGCTGGTGTCGACATATCTTCAGTCTCTCGGCCGTTTACTGTAACGTTCGTACGACCCAAAGTTCTTCGGAACCTTGGTAGTCCGAACCCAGTAACCGGGGTAATCTCCAATGTGCCGAACAACACGTATAAGCTTATCACCCGTAAGGGTGTTTTGCCTTTGACGGGTCAACCCTCCCGTACCATGATCGTGAC